TCATATAGCAATATCATCCCACTCACTACCGCGGCTATCCTGGTATTTGGCTGTCATTTGGGCTGATTTGTGTCCTAGTAGGTGTTGGGCGAACTCACTGCCTTTGGCGTCAGTATACAGCCTGGCGGATAAACTTCTTATTTCATGAAAGGATGGTGGTGTGCCATCCCACTGAAGGCCGGATAATATTCTCGCATTCATAAAACCCTCAGTCATGGTTCTCTCCGCTACAAAGCCCCCTCTATTTGTTGAAAGCACAAACTCCGTATTGCCAAACTGGGATCTGCATTTATTTATAACTGATTTTAAACTGACCACATCAATACTTATTAATAAAGGTATGGATAACTTTGCTTGCGTCTTTTTCTGTATTATCCATACCTTATCATCATGAACATCTTCCCATCTTAATTTGCATATATCGCCAAGCCGCTGCCCTGTAACAAGCGCTAAATCCATGCTTAACCCAGCCCACGGCGGCAGCGAATCGGCAGACTGCCTGATTTTTCTGTAGCTTTCTAATGTCAGCCTGGATCGCTTGATCTCAACCTTGGGACTTCTTGTTGCCTCAACTGGATTGGCGATAATATGTCCTTCAGACATTGCCTCCCTGAACAAATCAAGCAATGCACCTCGCATTAGCTTTGCGCTGGCCGCCTTCCCCTGGCTAACATGCTCGTTAAGAAACTCAGCTATGTCTTTTGTTGTGACGCTAGATAAACTAGTGTCATTGAATGATGCTTTGAAAATACCCATCCAGCTTTTATAGTTTACCAGGGTGCTTTTCTTTAACCCTCTGGCATTAACGATCTCTTCATATCGAACTAGCCATGAATGCAATGTCATTTCGGTCTCGCCACTTATCCGATCAACCAACTTTACCGTGTCCGACGCCATTAATTGCATATTAGCATCCACCGCTTGATTGATAGCATCCCGCTTATCGCTACCAACCCCGTACTCCTTACCCGTCCGTGGGTCTCTGTAGCAGTAATAACCGTTATTTCTGACGTATAGATTTGGCGGTAGTCCGCGATTGGCGTGATTGCGTGGTCTGCCCATTTACTCTCTCCATGAGACTACTATTTTTGGCTATATTTGTTTTTTGAGGATTGCGGGGATCATGCTTCACGGCTGAGGAGTCTATCAGATATTCGTATCCATCAAACTCCGGTGGCGGATAAAGCATACCAGCACGCGCCCACCGCCTAACCGTTTCCATGCATCGCTGCCGTGGCTGCTGTGCATTCCATTCTTTCAGGCTAATCTTCATGGCTGGCCTCTTATCTCTTTATCAACCCCATCACCTATTCCACTTAAACTGACCATTCAGCACGCCGATGGCGAAAAGAAGCCAAGCCAGCTTGTAGCCAAGTGGCTTTAACTTTTCGTAGTGGCGTAGGATGATAGGGCGGGTGATGGAGTCTTTGTTTGTGTTAGCCGGAAGATCGGCGAGGGTGGTTTTAATTTCGTTGTTACACATTCTGGCGGTGGATTGGAGCGCGTTTTCTTTCTCTTCGGGAGTCACGTATCACCATTCCTTTACCCACAGCAGCCAGAACACCACGCCGCCGCCGACGATAAGCAGTATCCAGTCCAGATATGTGATTATTAAACTCATGCCGCCATCCCCTTTCTGCGCTCATCAATCTCAAAATCATCACGACACCCAGCATCACAGAACAATCCGCGCTCTATCGGCTGGCGACACTCTGAAAAATGGCAAAATCCGGTGAATGTCATCGTCGGCTTGCGGTTCGCGATACCAATATCAATGTTGAGCTGTTCAAGCTTTTGGGCCTGGTCGATTTCGTCGCACATTACGCCACCTCGTCATTTACCGGTTCTGATGTGAAATCTTTCAGCGCCTTCTCACACGCAAGGCTGACGCGAGTAATGTGCTGCTGCATGGCTTGTAGTGATTCGATGTCTGATTTCATAACGCCGCGCATAATCAATGCGGTAATAACTTGGCTAAGTTTTGGGTAATAGCCGACAGATTTTTCATAAGTCTGCCCGGCATATTTACTCTCTTTGCCAAACACATTTTTCTGGCTGAGGGTGAACTGATATTCGTCACTAGTAATAACGTAGTTTTCTATTTCGATACGCATAGGGATACTCCAGATAGTGAAATCCGTTTCTGATAGTTCCGTGGTGGGGTTAAAACGAGTTAGCGATACACTTCGCTACATATCAGCACAACGTCATGTCTGCGCTCTTTAATCAGCGCTGAAGTGGTCAAGCATTCAGATTGAGTAGGGTAGATATCTTCTGTAACGGGCAGGGCTTCACAGGCATCAAAGCCGCAGGAGCTGACGAGAAGAACAAAGCCGATTAGCATTAGTCCTCCGCTGGCTTGGCTGCTGTGAATAGCTCGTCATAGAAATTATCAATAATACCGGGTTTATTGCTATGCAAATAACCAGTAAACCGGTTACGCCACGCAATCGGCTCCAACGCTTTCAACTCTGCAAGTTGCTCACGCAGTGATAGCAGCTCAGTGGATATGCCTGATAATTCAACTCGGCACATAGTTACTGCTTGCCCTACATGCCCCTTTAGGCTGGCTAAATACTCAAGCCTTTCTTTGCTAACCCGACCTCTGTCTTTACTCAGCATTTGCAACCTCCCTGACTGGCTCAACCGCCCAGCACTCGCGAATTATTCTGTAAGAGCGATTACCAATAAGTAGCGGGTTTCCCTCTTCATCATAAACAACAGTGTTGTAACCATCAGACCAAGCAAATTTGCATTTAAAGCATTGCGATTTAGTGCGGTCATTGAATGAAATAGTTATTTTTTGCGATACTTCTGGGCGCTCACTCAGCATCTGCATTCCCCTCTACCCGCTTACTCATATACATACCGCATCAACAGGTTGGGGGAAATTAATATACTCACTGAACCCCCAGCCATTGCGCTGTAGAATGTTCACTAAATCCCCACCATCAGCATCTATTTCTTCCTGATGGGTGTTGTCATAGATGCCAACATTAGGATCCCCTCCGGTATAGAAACCCAGTCGCTTAGACGGGCATTTAGCCATCAAAGCATTAACTTGCTTAACCCATTTCCTTTCTGCTGCTGTTAGTTCTGACATATCTCACTCTCCCCCTCTACCGTGAAACCGGCTTGACGAATAGCAGTAGCGCCTACAGCCATCTTGTAGATATCTTTGATTGTTGACCACCCAATTGCTGCTCTTACCGTTTGAACGCCCAAGTCATTGCAGTGCTTACACGAATCATCTTCGTCACAGTCACCGCCACACTCTTCACATGTAATATCTGTCTCTGTGAAAAACTCACCGCTTAAAGCGCCTTTAGCTCCGTTTTCTGCTGTCAGCGACTCAGGCATAATGCAATAACCAGCAGGCACTAGAAGCCTCTCGTTTGCCGCTGATAACTCGGCTTCTGCTTTCTCGGCGCGCGCTTCCAGCCTGCGGATATATTGCAACTTGCCATCCTCGCTGATTAGCTTCTGCGCCGTTTCCAGTTGGGCTATCAGTGCGCTCAAATCAGAAACAGTGACTGTTAATTCATCGGGGCCAACCAAGTCAGATAACGCTACACTGGCCTTGAGGAATTTAATTCTCTCTTCGATGTTATTCATCAGCGGTTACTCCTCAGGCTTTCACGAAATTGCTTATGCCATTTTCTGGCGCGATTTTGTCTAGCTGATAGATTCCTTTCTTCCCATACGTGGGGGTAATTAGCGCTAAATACCAACCAGCCGCGATTACTTACTCGAAGCCTTCCGTTAGTGAGCATGCCGAGCAGCCGCTTGGCTTCACGATTTGATTTCATTGGAATCCCTCAGGCTGGCGGCGAACTTTTCAGGCAGATCTGGATACACTAATGGCTGCCAAGCCAAAACTTCCTCTTCTTGCTCAATTTCCTGATAATAATCACTATATTCAGGATGCCCGTGATATGAATGCCAACCAACGGCATTGTAATGGTCGCCGTTGTCGTCTTGCAGTGCCCAATCAACCTCATCATCACCTTCTTCAAACGGCATATTGAGATAGCGAAGCATGGCAACTCTAACCGTTACTTTCCCGCTAAAGGTGCTGGTATACCTGACGATGGCCCAACATTGCATTTGATGGCCCAATTTAACTTCAGGTACTGAGCTTTCATTCCACAGCGCTGCATTCTCGCCAACCAGTTGCTGCACCATGGCAATAGTGTCCCCCGCCACAGCACCGGTAATCCCCAAAGCCTCAGCAATCAGTGAACAAGTATTGAGCGCCGCATCGCGTTCAGATTCAAGGCTGGCAATGGTTGCCTGGTACTGTGGTTCACAATAATGATGTCCACTAAAGCCGCGTTTCCATGTATAGCCGCACGAACATTTGCAGATATCGCTATCTGGTTTCATAACTGTTTCCTCAGCAGATTGACTGCCGGTAATGGGGTGGGGGATTAGTCGCCATAGCCACCACGGTCGCTACTTGTTCGAGTTGGGCCGTGATTTTGCGTGTTAGGATTGGCTGCGTAATATTCAAGCCAGTTATCAATATTTGCAGCTTTCCGCTGTTCAGCCATTGCTGGCGGTAGTGGTGGGCTGTGCGCCGTCATGGCGTTAATCCTGTGCAGCATCCCTGCATATAAATATCCATTTTCATAAAGCCGTTCGTGCTCTTCTCCCCGCCTTGCACAATCAAAAGCCGAGAGGCATCCTGCAATTATTTCTGCATAGTTTTCTTTTCTGATTGTCATGAGATTACCTGCGGGGAGTTGTTACATCAGAATGGCATGTCGTCGTCAAAGTCCATTGGCGGCTCATTATTTTGGTGCGCCTCCTGCTGCTGTCCCTGTGCGTGTTGCTGCCCCCATTGCTGCTTATTTTTCGGCGTTGAACTCTTCCCTGATTCTTGCTGCTGCGGCTTCCCCTGCTTATTGCCAGCTTCGATAAATCCTAATCTGGCATTGTTCAATTCAAGGGTGATGGACTGTCCATTTTGACCATCGTAAACGTCGACCTTGATGCTTTCCCCGAACACCTCAACGATAACCCCCTCCATAAGCACCTCCCTGTAAAACTCCGCTTGTTTTCCTTCCTTGGCAAAAATCACAGCCTGGTAGTTGGTGAATTCGTTTTTCTGCGACTTCCTGTCGTAGTAGCGAACACCGCCGCGTATTCCAAAGCCTATGGAATCACCAGCGGCAAACTCCCTTGCCGGTTTCTGTAGCTTGATAGTTATTGTGTGTCCCATTACGCCGCCTTTTTAAGTTCTGAGTTTCGATGCTTGAACACATCAATGCATTTTGCTTGGTGATCGGATGATTCAGCCAGTGCGTTCCATGTCGCGGTATATATCGATTTCAGTTCTTCAGAGCTTTGGCAATCCGATGCTTGAGCTGTGAAGTCTGCGAGTATCTTGTCAAATCCTCTGTCTACATTTGGCTCTTTAACTTCTCTAACAACTGCATCATTTTTTTGCAGAGGCAGCGCCCAAGCAGGCAATGTAGGAGGCGTCCAGTAGATTGTTTTCTTGTCTTTAGTGCTGGCTCGGTTCCAACCATTGCGCTTTTCCAGGCTAACTTCTGAGAACCCCTCTTCAAGCTGATATAGATATCGACCAATCCCCCACTGGACAGCCGCGCGCTTCATTGCCCCTGACATACCGCCTTTTACCGCCTCAACCTGCGTGTTCTCGGCAGCGTCCCATTTAGTGATCCACTCTTCTTCAACCTTAATGGATATTCCACACATAACGCCGCTGTCTGGAGCTGGCTGAAACTCATTGCGCCAGAATGCTTTTCCACAAACATCATCGAGGCGCTTCATAATTGCCCGGTTGGTAACATAAGCCAGCACCATGGCCCAAGGCTTGCCGTTGCTTGTCACTCCGCAAGACTGCACTCGCCACTCAATATCAGCGGCAGGGAACGGCTCATCTAATTTATTCAAATCCACGTTGCGCCTCCTGAATTCTTTGTTGCTGCTGACTTGTGCGCTGATCTGCATTGGCTTCTATCTGTGCCATTTCATTCGTGAATCGCGGATCAACTATCAGCCGCGTCCATGCAACTGATTCGAGTGCTGCGTAAAATCGCTCGTCCTGCGTCATGCTGCCTCCTTAATCTCAATTGACATCGATGCATCCCATTGGTAAATACGACGCTTTGCAGAGGCGCAAGACAGGGAATTAGCTGCTGAGCGCCTGCTCCCCGCCCTACGGCAGGACTTCGCGCAAACCAGCCAGTGGTTATGCCACCACTTAAGCTCCCTCTTGGTCATAGCGGATTCCCCTTCGTGCGTAGAAACTCAACTATCTTGTCCAGCAAGCTCTTGCGCGGCGGTGGAGTGAAACTTGCCGAGGTTAGGCGGTAGGCCGGTGAATGCTGAATTTTGGTCAAATAGTTAGTAGAGCATCCCGATGCGGGATACCCTGCAATGGCGTATTGCATAGGGATACCTTTTGATTAGTAGTTAATTTGGACGGGTGGTTGCTGATTCAAAAGTGACTGAGCAACTTGATTCTTGATGATGGCGATAACGCAAGCCTTAGCGCACTCAGCGTCAATTCCAGCGTTGGTTAGTACGGCAATGGCAGCATTGTTAACTTCGGCTTGGTGGGCCTTGTCAGCAGCCTTTTTCGCAGCTTCATCCCTAGTGCGCTTCTCTTCAGCCAGCCGCGCATCTTCTTTCTGCTTGGCTTCACGTTGAACTCGATCAGCTTCCTGCTGTGCTTTAAGTTTCTCGGCGGCGATAGCTTCCTGCTTCTCGCGTTCGGCCTTGGCGATTGCATCTTTCTTGTCTTGCTCAGCCTTAAGAGCCAATGCAACACGGTCACGCTCTGCTTGTTCTGCCTGAAGCTTCAACTCAGCTTCACGGCGCGCAGATGCTTCACGCTCTTGTTGTGCCGCTAGGTCAGCGTCACGCTTAACCTTGGTGGCGGCCTCTTCTGCAATCCGGTCGTCACGCTCTTTCTGTAAGCGTTCATCTTCAGCCTTCTTATCGGCCTGAGCACGGTCAAAAGCGTCATTCATCAGCAGGGCCATCTCATGGGCCACTTCAATTTCTGCCGCTAACTGTTCAGCTTTCTTCTTGGCTTCAGCTTCCTGCTTCAACCGGTCCTGTTCAGCTTCCCACTCAGTCAGTGGTCGGCGCGTTTCGTCGCGTATTTCATCGCATTCAATGACAAATCTACGAAGTTCTGCCTCAATGATTTTCGGTTGCTCTTTCAGGTGGCGAAGGTACTCACGGCCCGGCTTTTCGATAGCTGTCTTACTGCGTGATGCGCTGGCTGCAAGTGATGCTATCCGTGCGCGGCCTTTTGCAGTCGTTACATCTGGAACTTCATTAACTGCCTGACGAATCTGGTTGAGGTATTTATCAAGGCCGTTCGTGACGTACAGTGTCGGGTAGGATTCAGGCTTAATGTCTATTACCACCAAGCCGGTGTTTTCGTCTGTCATGCTCATTTCCTTGTGTTTAGCCCACAGCAAAACACCGACAGTTGTCAGTTATTTACTCTGGGGATTGGTGGGGGTGGGTTATTCGCCGTCGATAATGCGTTGGTGGGCAGTCCAGTCGTATATCTCATCTTGAGTGAACTGGTGCCCGCCTTTCTTTAGTTGCTCATACTCTTTTACTGCTTCAATTGATTCTTGAATATCACGTTCCATACATCACCTCATCTAGTGGTCTTAGGCTTCTTCAAATTCACCATCTTCATTCAGCGAGTACCAAGCATCCGGCTTAATTCCGTTCTCGCCAACCTTGCTAGCCCGAATATGAATTAGTTCCCCGTTGTCATTTCGGTATACGCAAACAATCGCACTACCCAATGGAGCGCGAGCTTTGCCACTCCCGCCGAGAGCGGAGGCAACTGCATGTAGCTTTCGTCCGTCATCTGCTGGCGTGATCTCGCTGCTCGACCGGTAACCCGTGGCTGACGATGCAGACCGGTCACCCGTGGCTGACGATGCAGACCGGTAACCCGTGGCTGACGATGCAGACTGGTCACCCGTGGCTGACGATGCAGACTGGTAACCCGTGGCTGACGATGCAGACTGGTAACCCGTGGCTGACGATGCAGACCGGTAACCCGTGGCTGACGATGCAGACTGGTCACCCGTGGCTGACGATGCAGACTGGTCACCCGTGGCTGACGATGCAGACCGGTCACCCGTGGCTGACGATGCAGACCGGTCACCCGTGGCTGACGATGCAGACTGGTCACCCGTGGCTGACGATGCAGACTGGTCACCCGTGGCTGACGATGCAGACCGGTAACCCGTGGCTGACGATGCAGACCGGTAACCCGTGGCTGACGATGCAGACTGGCCACCCGTGGCTGACGATGCAGACCGGTAACCCGTGGCTGACGATGCAGACTGGTCACCCTTAACATGATCCGCTTTCTTCTTGGTGCATCGTTCCGTGGTGTACTCGATAGCAGCCTTGATCAAGCCAGGAATAGTTATCGCCGCTTTAAGTGATATCTTTCGGCTAGCGATTTTACTATCGGCATCATGGCGGGACAGGTCGCCTGATTGTTCACACACAGCATAAACAGATCTCGCCGGTCCGTAATATCCGAAACAATCTAGTGGATACTCACAAGCATGGAAGCCACTAGAACAAGACTCAACTTCCCCTTCGTGTTCAAAGGTTCCACCCATTTCAAACTGAAAACCACGGCATTGAAGTTTCTGGTCAAAGCCTTTAAAGGTAATCACTGTTTCTTTGCTCATGCGGTCATCCTCAATTTTCAAGCATTAAAAAAGCCGCATAAGCAGCTCGTTGTTTGTTTCAGTGGTCTTATTGCTGCCACCGGTTAAGTGACAGGGGTAAGGTCACTGGCTAAATTCCGTTAACGCCTTTAGCTTGGAGCGCTGCCACTACTTCTGGCGTCCTAGCATCCCCGTCTCGATTAAGTCCGCAAGAGGAGCAAAACATTGCCGGAAGAACCATGCCGTGCCAGAAGCCATCATCGTAACCGCCGGATAACTTTTCCTCTGCGCCGCAATGTTCACACTCAAGCTTTCCGTAAAGGTCGCGACCGTTACCATCTTTCAGGCTTTTAATTTTCATCAT